ACTCTGCCAGTTTCTCATCCATAACCATAGGTGGAATTTCAATAACCTTAATTCTCGGATGAGGTATATTTCCTGGAGAAGTCTTATCTTTGCTAATTGCACAAATATAAAACGGTAACAATTTACCCGTGTTCTGCCTATATATTTCTCTATAAACAGCCCCTTGGAGGTCATATCCCCACCATTCGCAGAAATTAAGTCTCTGCCCCAGGTCCTTTGCATAAAAAGTTTCTGTAACAGATTTTACGGTTTTTAAGTCAGTGATCCTTTTTCCATCACAACTATCAATTTTGATTTTTACCGGTATGCCATTGATTTCCCCTGTCATAATTACCTGTTTATCTCCGGCCATATACTGCATAAAAACTTTGTCTTTTTCTGCCCTGTCAATCATTGCAGAGGCCTGTTTGTACTCGGCTTTCAATTCTCCGGCGGTTTTACCTCTGGATGAAAAGATTTCTGGGTGCTGAGCGGAAAATGTAGGAAGTGTCCCCTCAAAGTAGGCATCCACATAAGAACCTACCAATAACGGAGTGGTGGAGACTTCCTCTACTTCTCCCCGGAGTTTTGCCATCGCATAAGCCTCGCAACCTAACTTTCCGGTTGTTCCATTGAAGTCCTTATACTGAGATACGGACACATACTGCATATTGGCTTCCTGCGAGTAGTAATTCTCCGGGGTAAGTGCGATGAGGTTACTCATCTACTTCCTTAAATGTTCCGTCAATCACACCATCAGAATCCTCATCTCCGTTATGAGAACTCTGATCCTGAGACTGATAAATGTCCTGTGCCTGATACTTCTCTTTTGGCTTTTCCTTTACATCAAAGGCAGATCCATCTTCAAATGCCTGGCACTGTTCTGCGGTATCAAAGTTGAGGTCAATCAACTTACACAGTCGGCGGAGAACTGTTTTCTTACACATCTCTCCGTAACTTTCTTTCCACGCCTTACTGTTTGCTGCCTTTGAGAATGTCTGTCTGGTATGTTCAATGTCCTCTTTGCTCATGGTGTCGTACATCATGGAACCGTCTTTGTAGAGGACTACCGCAAATGCACCGATAATCTCTCCGTTTGAAAAAGTCTTAGGTCTGAAATTGACATACTGCTTACCGTTTTCAATTACTTCCTCAAACTTATCTCCCTCACGGACTACCTTTGCGTAAATGTCTTGAATAGGATTGCTCGAATATCTCTTGCACAGCTTGATCTCTCCCTTGTAATCAGTCTGGAACTGACACTGATTTCCGTAAGGAATTGCGTAACACTCTCCGTTAAAGAAATCGAGACCAAGGAAAGCTCCTTTTAAGAGTGTTCGCACAACGGTCGGTGCTTCGCATTTTGAGAAATCAGCTTGTCCGTCCTGCAGAACCGTCATGCAGTTCTGTAAAAATCTCTGCTTGTTGAATTTCTCCGGCAGAGCTGCAACCTGTTTTTCAAGGCTTTCGTCCAGTCCTTTATGAACTGCAACTAAATAATTTGTGTCTTTTGTTGCCATAAATAACCTCCTTGTATTTTTATGAATCTGCCTACCAAGAAAAGGCTATGGCAGGCAGATTATTTATTTTATTCGCTATCGTCTGTACCCCCCCCCGAAAAGGTTCTTCAAAAAATCCGCAAAACCATCTTCGGAGTCGGGCTTAACTTTGACGGTATCGAAACCAAATTTCTTTTTCATCAAATCAGTGAGCTTTATTGTCTGCTCAGACATAATATCTTTGATGAGGTTGCTGGTTTCCTCCGCCCACTCCATTCCACCGTCAATATCTTCGAGAAATGCCTTATTTCCAGAAGAACTGCAACTGATTGATGTAGGCGTTACGGTCACTTCACAAGTGAATGGATGGATTTCAATATCTTTCGTATCATCCATAATGTGTTTGAGTGCCATCATTGCCATAAGTGCGTCAAAGTTATCATTCTTTCCTGCCATAGTGTTTCCTCCTACAGTTCAATAACTGTTAATTCATTGTTGCTTGTGGTTCTGGTTGCTATGAACTGCAACCCTTTCTTTTTGCACTTCTCATAGAGACGTGTGCGGTTTTCCTCAGACAGTTTCTCAGTACCATCAATGAGGATGATCTGTAAACCGGACGGATTCTGAATTGCCACATCAATGCAGAGATCCAATTTTTCTCCCTCAGAGAGATTACTTACCGGAAGTCCATTGATAAGAGGTATTCCGTCCTTGACGGTCAGACCCTCAATCGGAATCTCTGCGGTTTCCAGAATTGTTCCCGGAAGAGTTCTTGCCAGTTCGATCTTCTCTGTGAGACTGTTTGACTCACTCTGCAACTCATCAACCTCTTTCTGGATGTTCAACATTCTGCGCCACTCATTGATATGACCTTTCATCTTCTCAGTCTCATTGGCTTTTGCCATAAGATCATCAATAGGTGTGGTTTCCATATCTGCGTATTCTGCGTAGGATGCCTGCTCAGCTTCATACTTAGACACGGATGCCTCATACTCCGACTGAATTACCTTTACCTTGTCCGCTTTTACACCGGCAAGACCGTCTTTCTTCTCTCTGAGAGCTTTTATTCTCTCTTCAAGCTGTGCCAACTCACTCTCAATGTTCTTTTCCTGCTGAACCATTTCCGTATCAAGTGCGGCAATCTTAATTTCCTTGTCTGCCTGAAATGAGCGGATTTTTCCATCGTGGCTGTCTCTAAGGCGTTTTGCCTTTTCAATGGTCTCGTTGTTCTTGCGGATCTTCTCAATCTCTGTGTAGAGGTCTGAGAGGTTTTCCTTTTCCCATCTCTCTCCGTCATAGTCGATAGGAAGTGAGCTGCCAATATCTGCGATAACTGCTTTCTTCGCACGAATATCACGGTTTACATCCTGACGGTGCATAAAGTAGTAACCGTTCTCTGCCTGAATATCATTCAGGACAGCCAAGATATTCTGCTCGTAATTTACATCCCTCGGAATTTCCCCGAACCATTCCTTGATGGTGTCAAGGTTCCAATCGTACTGAATCATATCCAAAATCGTTGCGTTCTGGGTTTTCTTATCCATAGAGATGAACTCCATAGGGGAAAGCTGCAACGGTGTGAATATTGTTTTCAGAAACGACTCAGGACTGGGAATCACATTGCCGTTCTGCTTAACAGATTTGTAATCTGTCATTGCCGTTCTGGCTTTTCTGTCAATGGAGAGACCGTTATCTGTTTCTATGTAAATCTCTCCCTCTGTCTCTCCGTTTTTTACGATAAATTCACGGTCTGAGGAATTTGTAAGAGCATATCTGATTGCGTCAATAACGGATGTTTTTCCAGTACCGTTGTCTCCGACAAGCTCAATGTTCTTTCCGTCCCCCTGCCATTCCTTAATCCCGAAGAGCTGCTTTATCGTGATTTTTGAAATCTTCATGGTGGATTTTCCTTTCTCTGTTTATGGGGTTCGGCAATGCCTTACCCCCTAAACCGCTACTGAATTACTGTTACGTTGGATGCCTGCGGTCCCTTGGTTCCGTCAACAACATCAAATTCTACGGGCTGTCCCTCTACGAGAGTCTTGTAACCGTCCATCTGCAATGCGCTGAAATGGCAGAACACGTCAACTCCATCTTCGCCTGTAATGAAACCATAGCCCTTTGCGGCGTTGAACCATTTAACTGTACCTTTTCTCATGGTGCGTCTCCTTTCCTCAAAAAATATCTATTAAACAATCCTTGCGGATGCTTAACCTATACCAAGTCGTTCTTTCTCCTGATCCAAAAGGTGGCGATATATGTAAAATCCCCACTTGGATTTACCCTCTCGCTTTATGGCATATCCAATAGGCAATTTCTCCCTTTTCATAAGTTCACGGAGCGTAATCACATCCATTTGCAACTCTTTCGCTGCATTTTTTGGTGTTACTCTCTCACTGTTCATTGCTTCTTACCTCAATCTGTTCGTTTTGCTGTGTCTTAGTTCGTTGTGGATTATCCTTTTCATGTTTGTTTGACTAAACTTTTTGGGTAAAAAGTTTGCTGACAGGGACATTCAAAGCCGCCGCCAACGATTTCAGAGTACCGACCATAGCCTCATGCTCTTCGTTGTTTTCAAGCAGAACTATGGTTGTTCTGCTTACGCCAGACATTTGAGCTAACTGTTCCTGGGTAAGTTTCTTCTTTTCTCTAAGTTCTCTGATTCGATACGCCATTACTGCGCCTCCTTTCTTTGTCCGATGTTTGCTCGACTGAACAATTTGAGTATAGCCGACTAAACATTTATTGTCAAGCACATTTTACAAAAAAATTGACTTTTTGTTCCGTGCATTGTATAATGGACTAAACATTGAAAGGAGGTTTTCTTATGACATTAGGGCAGATAATAAGGGCATATAGAGAAGAAAATAGCATGAGTATGGATAGATTTGCGAAAGCTAGTGGTTTGAGTAAAGGTTACATATCCCAGCTTGAAAATAATCTCAATCCGAAAACAGGAGAACCGCCTGTTCCGTCCATGGCAACAATAAAGAAAGCGGCAAATGGAATGTTTATGAGTTTCGACGAACTTTTTAATCAATTAGATGATAATATGAAAGTATCTGTTTCTCCTGAGAAAGTGAGGATGGCTAAGAAAGCAATCCGCATACCGGTTCTTGGTAATGTGGCTGCCGGAATACCTATTGAAGCCATTGAGGATGTTATAGATTATGAGGAAATATCAGAGGAATTGGCTCATACCGGAGATTTCTTCGCTCTAAAAATAAAGGGAGATTCAATGGAACCTCGTATCTGCAATGGGGATGTTGTGATTGTCCGCAAACAGAACTATGCAGAATCAGGAGATCTTGTCATTGTGTTAGTCAATGGAGACAGTGCCACTTGCAAAAAGTTGGCAAAGTTCCCTAGTGGAATCAGACTCATTCCTTTTAATCAGACCTATGAGCCTATGTTCTATTCAAATGAGGAAATTGAGAATAAGCCAGTGAGAATCATTGGCAGAGTCGTTGAAAACCGACAGAAATACTAAAATAGAAAACCGCCTCTGCTACCAACAGAGACGGTATCTATAAACACACACCGGAAAGCCGATGTATGCTCGTCTGAACACCTTGCATTATATCATCTTCCCGGTAGAAAAACAATATACCGGGCATTTTTACGCCCATTTTTAGGAAAAAGGAGGATGATATTATGCGTCTGCCAAACGGTTACGGTAGTGTAATCAAACTAAAAGGCAAGAGGCGTAAGCCTTATGCCGTCCGAACTTCTGAAATTGCGGAATTTGTAGAGATTGATGCTCCGAAAGATCCGCCGTCTAATATCCGCCGGGAACTCAACCGGTATAACTTCAAATGGAAAAGAAAAGCTCAGATGTGGTCTGCTATTTCCTCAGATGCCATCTGTGAGTTCGCCGAGACTCTGATGCAAGAAGAGGGCTATGAGTATTCCATAGCTTACCGGCAAACGTTCAAATACCTCGAATACTTCGCCAAACAGGAACACGCCTATGCTTTTCTGTCGGAATTGAATAATGCCGATGTGGTTGCGGAACATATTAAATACGCCGAGACACCTACTTTTGCAGAGATGTATGGAAAGTGGAAAAATTATCGAAAGGCTTTGCCGGATAAGATTTCATCAAACACCTGGCGGAACTATGAGATTGCTTTCAACCACTTATCAGATTTGCACTACAAGAAATTTAATGCCCTACGAACTGATGAGGTCCAGGAGTGTATCAATAAATGGACCTGTAAATCAAACTCTACTGTCTCTAATATCCGCACGATCCTTAACAATCTATACAAGTATGCCCTGATGAACAACTATATAGAAAAAGATTTGTCTCAGTTCTTTGTATACTCATGGGTTGATCCGACAGAACAAATCCATAGCAGATATACCAATGAAGAAATTGCAACCCTTTGGTCTAAACTGTATGTGATAAACAATGTGGACCTCATTCTCATTACGATCTACACCGGCCTAAGACCTACGGAACTTTTGGAGATAACCACGGATAATGTGCATCTGGATGAACAATACATGATTGGGGGAATGAAAACAGAGGCCGGCACAGACAGAACAATACCAATCGCAGACAAAATTTTGCCACTAATAAAGAACCGGTTCAATCCGAACAGAAGATTTCTTGTGAACAACAAGTATGGGAACCACTACACCTACGGATCGTATGTGAGCGCAAATTTCAACACCGTTATGAACAAACTTGGTATGCAGCATCTCCCACATGACGGCCGCCACACCTTTGCCTCACTGATGGATGATGTCGGTGCAAATGATGTTTGCATAAAACTGATAATGGGGCATAGCATGAAAAATGATATTACAAAAGGAACCTACACGCACAAATCTATACAACAGCTCATTGATGAAGTCAACAAAATTTAAGGGAGGTTATGCCTCCCTTTTTCTGTATAAATATGCTCAAAATCCCAGTATATTATGCGTATATTATACAAAATGAGTTGTATCTTGCGTGTATATTACGCGTGTATTGTACGCATATTACTATCAAAAATCTACTCAAACCAACGAACACTTTCTTCAAAAATACGCACAATAAAACCCCGGAAACATTGAATTTCCGGGGTTCGTTTTTGTTGATTAGCACACACCCTGAGCTAACATAGCGTCAACTACTTTCTCAAAGCCTGCGATATTTGCACCTGCAACATAGTCAGTCTTTCCACCAACTGTTGCATTGTATCTCTTAGCAGCATCACTGATGTTAGCGTAGATTGTCTCCATGATACCCTTGAGCTTTCCGTCAACCTCTTCGAATGTCCATGAAAGTCTCTCAGAGTTCTGGCTCATCTCAAGTGCTGATGTAGCAACACCACCTGCATTGGCAGCTTTACCACCTACGAAGAGTACTCCGTTCTCCTGAAGGTATTTTGTAGCCTCAAGAGTTGTAGGCATGTTAGCACCCTCTGTTACAGATGTAACACCGTTAGCAACGAGCATCTTGGCATCCTCAATGTCTAACTCATTCTGAGTCGCACATGGAAGAGCAAGATCTACCTTGTACTGCCATACACCGTGCTCACCGTTCTGCTTTGCATGATACTCAGCAGTTGACTTAGCAGCTGCATACTCAGTAAGACGGGCACGCTTAACTTCCTTAACTTCCTTAAGAAGAGCAACATCAATTCCGTTTGGATCATAAATCCATCCGGTAGAATCAGAACATGTTACAACCTTAACACCTAACTCCTGTGCCTTCTCGATTGCGTAGATAGCAACGTTACCAGATCCGGAAACTGCTGCTGTCTTTCCCTCAAGGCTCATACCATGATCTTTCCATAATGCGTTAGTAAGATATAACAGACCATATCCGGTAGCCTGTGTACGTGCAAGAGATCCACCATAGGTAAGACCCTTACCAGTCAGCACACCTTCGTATGATCCACGAATTCTCTTATACTGTCCAAATAAGAAGCCGATCTCTCTTGCACCTGTTCCGATATCTCCGGCCGGTA